ATAGCAGATATTAATTGTTTGTAGCAGTGAATGGAACAACAGGAAACAAACAATTAATATCTGCTATCCCTCTTAGCATATTCAATAATGATTCTGCTTGGTCAAGCACTGTTGGAACCGTTACATTGGTAGGTGGAGGAACAGGTCTAAGTGGAACAGTATCAGTAAGTGGAAACATTAACCTTGATCTAAACTCATTACCAGTAGGAGGAACACTATTAGCTACAGATCATCTAGCAGCCTCTAATGGAACTGCTTCAGAAAAGCAATTAATATCTGCTATTCCATTAGGAATATTTAGTAACGATCAAGGATGGACAAGTAATGCTGGTACTGTAACCAGTGTATCAGGAGGAGTTGGAATCTCTTCTACCGGAGCACCTGCTATTACTCTTGCACTAACGGTAGATGAACTGTCAGAAAAAACAGGAAACCTTGTAGGTACAGACAGATTAGTAGGTACTAGCGGTACTACTAACTTTGCTGAAACAATTAGTATGATTCCTCTAAGTATCTTTACTAACGATGATGGATGGACTTCTAACACTGGTAACATGAGTAGTTGGAATTGGGAGATTGAAGGTACGCCTCATAGTATTAGTAACACTGGAACCGCAGAGCTTATAGCAGGAACCAATGTAACCATAAGTTATTCTTTAGGTGGTAGCGGTGAACATCAAGCAACAATTAACGCATCAGGAGGAACATCTGTTTCTTTCGGAACTACTACTCAGATTCCTTATATGAATGCAGGTGGAACTGATTTCATATATTCTTCAGGACTGATTTATAATGGAACTGATTTTACTGTAGGAGGTGCTGTTGCTGCTGATTCAACATTTAAGAGTACTGATACATCAATGTTCCTTGGAACAACTGGTTCTGGAAACGTTTATATCAGACCAGCAGGGTTCGGTTCTTCAACAGATCAATCTGTATTTGGTACAACGACTGCTACCATAGGTACAAACATGACTGTTAATGCTGGAACTGTATCGACTTTTACTGTATACGGTTCGACAACTGGTTCTGCTTGGGCTGCTGGTATTGTACTTAAATCTGCTCAAGAACAAAGAGGTAGAGGTACATTCTATACAAGCGATGCTAATTCATCAGAATGGTTTGCTGGTATAGGTTATAATATGTCTAATGCTTACACTATTGGATATGATGCTTCTGCTGGTCAAGGAGAATATCTTGCAAGTAGTTTATTACAGATTACTACTGCTGGACTTGTTAGTATTACACCAACTTCGGGGAAAGCATTAAATATTGCAAGAATAGGTGGAGAGACAAGTATAATTGCTATTGATGATGTGAACGGACACATGATTATTGATAGTGCAGGTACGGATTTTGCAGCTCTTAATTATTACTCAAGTAATAATGTTATTCTGGCTTATGGTGGTGGTATGGTAGGAGTTGGAAATGATGCGTCACCCGCTTATATGCTTGATGTTACTGGTGATGGTAGATTTACAACAAACTTGATTGTAAATAACGAACTTACTGTCAATGGCTATTGGCAAATCATTGACCTTCCCTCTATGTCAATGGGTGCTGGTGGTGTTACGGATGAATACATTGTACTTGCAAGAAAGTGGATAAGTGGAACAGGCTTTCCTGCATACGGATATAACGGTTCTCTTCACTTCCAACGTGGAAGTGCTAGTACTGGTAATTCAATCTGTAAGGTTGACTTGGTATTTCAATGTGCATATAGTACAAACTATCTTGAGAAGTTTGTTGTTAATGGAACTCAGGCGTATACTCAAATTGACGAGATTGAGATTGACAGTGTGAAGTACTATGCACTGAAAGCAAGGACTGCTGGTGGTGGTCAGTACTATACTCACCAATGGGTAGGTGATCATTACAATTCTGACAGTGATGCAAACATTCTAACAAGAGTTAGAGCGTCTGACGCAAATGTAACTGTGACAGTCTCAGGTGCATGGATGCCTGATACACATACAGGAAGTACGAGAACCGTTGAGGGTAGTATCTATGCAAGTGCTGAAATTGAATCTTACGATACATCTGATGTACGTTTTAAGGACATTATAGAGAGCTTAGATAAAGAAAAGACTGCAAAGGCTGTACTTGGACTTGATACCTTCAGATATACTCAGAAGGGTGAAGATAGAGTTAGGTTAGGTCTATCTGCCCAAGAAGTACAGATGGTATTTCCTGAGAACGTGAAAGAAGCTCCTGATGGTAAACTTCTAGTGCATTACGGTAAGATGGTTCCTGCATTGATAGCGACTATTCAAAGACAGGATGAAAGAATTGATGAACTTGAAAAACTGGTAAATAATGACGTTAGCAGCGAATAATATAACACCGAGATTAGCAAATACGGAACTGGGTGCTCCGTTTGGTGCAACTCCTAGTAACTTAAGTGTAGGGGATGTTTGCGGATATGGTACGCAGAATAAGTATTCATTCTATGGTCCCGGTACATTATCTACTGATGGAAGTAAAGATGTTGTTCATACAATACCTAGTAATAATTATAAGTTAGGTGATTTCAGGAGTTATAATAACGGTGCTGCGACTCCTGCTGCTGCAACTAATTGGACTCAGAATTGGGGTCCGGGTGGATCATCAAAAACTATAACAGTTGCATCACTTCCTAGTGAAGTAAATGTACTTGAGGCTGATTCAGGTGCAACATATATAACATACAGAATGTATCTGTCAACAGGAGCTAGAACTTCTCAAACTCCTTTACATGGTAGTTCTACTACAAATAGTGCTCAGTTTACTGGTATCACGCCTTTAATAGGACATACAAGAAACCAAAGTAGTAAGATACACGCTACTCATGTGGACACTTCTGTTACATTAACTACAACAGGATTATCAACACCAGATGATTTTGTCTACATGGATACGTTTTTTAGTAACGTATCTGGTACGAGATTGCTTAATCTTGGTAGCGTTTCTGGTGGTTATACAACTATCACAACACATGAACTACAGACTCCTTGGGTTGATTCAAACGGTACTTGTGTTAGTAGAGGGGGATATACAGGTTCTCATACTGAGATTAATAATGTATCAAGTAGTTGTACAGGAGCAGATGTTAACATGAGTGTTGGTACTAATACGTATTCTTTTTACTTGAGAGCAGTTGGTATTGCAACAGGGATTTGGAATATTGGACCGTCTAATTGTACAGTACAATTAGTACACTACGACGGAGATGATAATATAAGACAGACTAAGACTCTTACTACTGTTAATCTCAACAGTGGTAGTAAGAACGGTGTACAAATTGCTTCTGGTGTGTATGGAACTTTAAGTAATAATTGGGCGTTAGATGATTATATGGAAGTAAATGTAACTGCTGTAGCATCATGGGGTACAGCTTACGCTTGTTAATTATAGATTATGGCAAAGGTAAACATAAAACAACTAATAGAAGACAGATTGTTGGTTCTCAATAGAATGAGATGTATTTTTCCTACTGGACCTTCTGTTGATGAACTAAGATCAAAACATCTTAAGTTCAGCATTAGGAAAATAGAATCTGGTGAAGAGTTTGATACACACGAATGTATTGTAGTTATTGTTTCAGATGAAGAGATAGTTCCTTATGTTACTACACGTGGCGTAACCCAATCGTTGAAACAACTTGAACAGCCTTATGGTACTAAAGGTCGTTTTATTTTGAAGATATTAAAACAGGAAAAAACATACAGTGCTGATCGAAAGCAAGTAAATTTTGTCTTTCATATAATTAATAACCTTGAGAGATAGTGCATTTGACATAAATTTTTATTAACTTTATGGTCTAACTTGACCAAAAAATACCCAGAAGAATAATGGCTGCAACGACAACTGAAATTAACGCATACTTATATAACATAAGAAGTGCTTTCGCTGAGTATGGTAGCAATCTTGCTAACGCTCAACGAATCGGAAGGACCGATCTACTATGCTACAACATGAAATTCCGAATACTAAAATACCTTGTACGTATCTTAGTTGACTATTTCGATAGTAGCGATTATGAAAACGTAAACTTTTTTACCCCTGCTGAAGCAAGGGATGTAGCACAGCATATTAATAATATCTGTGGTACTCAATATATGATTGATTTTTAAATTTAAAAAGAAGAAGAAGATGAAGACAAAACTTAATGTCGCTGAAAGGCTAACGCTTGTACAAATTATTCCTGAAAAAGGAAACTTTAAAACAATGAGTACAGTAGAAAAAGTTAAAACCACTCTCTACTTGTCAGAAGAAGAGCGTGAAGAATTTGAAGTTAAACAAGCTGGTAACAATCTTGCTTGGAACGAGAAAGGCTCTGAACAAAGAGAGATAGAGTTCAGTGACTTTGGACGGGAATTAATTATTGAATCACTTGAGAAATTAGATAAGGAGGAGAACCTAACATCTCCACAGTTTCTTATTTACAAGCAGTTCAAAGAAGAAGAGGAAAAAGCTAAAGCAGAAGAGGTTAAAGAAATAAAAAAACCAAAAGGACAAAAGAAAAACTAAATGAGCGATTACAACGTAACACTTAACCAAGTAGCATACGGATTATTCGAAGAGGTTAGAGCCAAACTTGGTGATGACAGTAATATTGACTTGAGACAAATCAAAGATATGATTCATGATGTCAGAGCAACTTTACTTAAACAGAAGTTTGATAGGAACCTACGAGTAATAGATGATGCTTTTACTCAACCTCTAGGAGCAGTTGAAATTGAATCGGTGGACTCTTCTCTTCTGTCAAACATATCGTCTGGTAGATATATGTTTAGAACAGTGAGAGAGATTCCTCCTACAATAGACAGGAGAAACTACGAAGGTACGATTACAAGAGTTGGTCCTGCTGATCAACTAGCAACGAAGTATCATCTTGTAAGCTATGATCGTGCCCTTTATTCCGGAAATGGTAGATTCAACAAGGATATAATTTTCGCATTTGTAAAAGACAACAAGGTTCATCTCATTAGTAATAGCGGAGCTTATCATAAAGCTGTCCAATACATTGAGGTGAGAGGTGTGTTTGAGAATCCTGAGCAAGCTGCTAAGTTCGCTGATGTGAGTGGTAGTTCGTTGACTTTCCCAGATGAAGCGTATCCTATTAGTAGAGGCATGAGAAGTACTATGGAAGATATGGTAAGAAGGAAACTTGGAATAGCAGCACAAGCTCCTAATGATAAATTAAACGACGGAGAAGAAAATGTTAACTAGATATGGAATAAGAGAAGCATATAAGTTTTATAAAACATATACAGAAAATCCACTACCCTATCCAATATTCCGGGCTGTGTGGATTACGTTCATTGATAAGGTCACAAAAGGTATCGTAGAAGAAGGCAAAGATTTCATTATGCCCTATCGTCTTGGTTCTGTAGGAATACGGAAGCAGAAGATAAGAGTTAAATTGAATCCGGATGGGAGTATTGATACACGATACCTACGACCAGATTGGAAAGCAACCAACGAACTTTGGGATAAAGACGAGGAAGCTAAGAAAAATAAACAACGAGTATTTCACCTGAATAGACATTTTGGTGGATTTAATGCTAAGTGGTTTTGGGATAAGAGCACGTGTATCGTGAAGAACCAGACTGCTTACTCTCTAACAATGAGTAGAGAAAATAAAAGGAAACTGTCGGTAGCTATTTTTGACGAAGAGTTGGAAGTAGACTATTACGAACAAAAACCGAAACATGAGTGAATTAATAGAAAAAGCTATGAGCAAAAAAGACAGAGTAAACGTAACACAAGAAATTGACAAAGAAGGTAACAAAACTGTAAGTTATCGTAAGTCATGGGAAAAGAATGGTTTGAACCACAGTGTTGAAGTCAAGAAAGTAGAAGGTGGTTATATAATCACTGAGTCCAAACATGGAACACCTGCTGATGGAGGAGACGATGCTAAATGGATTGATGAAAGAGCAGAAAGAGTTTCAACCACGAATCCCTTTAAAGATGAAAAAGAAGACAAATTGGACAAGGATGACAACATGTTCAGTTTTGTCGATAAACCTGAACTTATCTAATTAAACACAAATGAGCCTGACCGGAAAACATGTTGACGTAAGTCATATTATCGAACGTATCTACAGAGATTATGGATTTGATCTTGAAATCAAATATGATGAAGTAATTGAATGGATATGGGACGTTATCGCTTTGATAGGTGCTCCTCAATCCTTTGTAGACAAAGTTACAGATGGAAGTACAGGTATGCCTCAACCTATAGTAATTGCAAACTATAGAGGGAACTTACCTGTTGATCTCCATAAAGTACATCTTGCAAGAGATTATGATACGAAGATGCCTATGATACTGAAAGGAAGTACGTACCTCAGAGATAGCGAACAAATTTTTATTAGAGAATCACAATATACGTACACTCTTAATGACAATTATATATTTACTTCCTTCGAAGAAGGTAATGTAGAATTGCATTACGAAGCATTTCCCACGAACAATCTAGGGATGCCTCTAGTTCCCGATGACATAAAGTTTATAATGGCAACTCAATCTTATATTGCTGAGAGGATTGGATTCAAACTTTGGTTGCAAGACCATTTTACTAAACAGAAGTATGACAAACTTGAACAGGAAAGACTGTATTATATAGGTGCAGCACAAACAAGGGCTGCTACTCCATCTATCGACGAGATGGAAGGTATTAAAAACAGGTTCCTCAGACTGAGGGTTCATCCTGATCTACATGATACTTCATTCATATACTCAATGGAAAAAGAAAGATTAATCTTACATAATAACGCTGGTAGATAATGGCTAAGATAACGAATACCTTCGATCAAGGGATGGACAGAGATTCATCTAAAAATAAATACGATAACGTACACTATTGGGATGCAAAGAATATGCGTCTGGTTACTCAAGAAGGATTGAGTGGTGGTGCTTTAGAAAATCTCAGAGGAAATTACTTACGTCTTAATGTAGCTGCTTCTGGTCACTACATTGTAGGTGATGTTGTAATTGGTGATTACTTGGTTATATGGACCAGTGATAATAATACAAGTACTCCTAACGGGTCTTCTGTTGATCGTATATTCAAGATTGCTATTTCAACCTTAGAGGCTCTTACAGGAGCATCTACTCTTACACTTGATACTGATTGGTTTCATGACGGAGGTTCAGGAAATCTTATCTACACAGGTAACTTGTGGTTATGTACAGGAAATCTTATTAAACCTATTGCTCGTTATGAAAATGACAGTATCCAAAAAGTATATTGGATAGACAAATATAATAGGTTGAGACACCTCAACTTAGTATACAATGCTGATACAAACGATCTTGAGAACATGAGTGAAGACAAACTTGAAGCTGTAGGAAATATAGATTTGACTCAACCTCAAGTAGTAGACATGCCATATGGAGGTTTAAGATCAGGAAGGATTCAATATACTTATCAGCTTTATGGAAAACATGGTGCAGAGACAGTGTTCTCTCCTCTTAGTGGTATGATAAATCTTGCAAATTATCCAGAAGCATCTTCTACATCAGAAGCATATCGTGGTTCAGATATTGATGAACTTACAGGAAAAGCTGTCAAGTGTACTATTGCTATTGACTCAACAGGATATACAAGATTAAGAATTGTAGCTGTTCATTATACTTCTCTTGCAGGTGAACCTGAAATAAGAATTGCTGAAGAGCGTGAGATTAGTGGTTCAGCAGAAACCATCTACTTTACAGATACAGGTAATAATTTAGGAAGTCTTCTTTTAGAGGACATTAGGACTGTAGGAACTCTTCTGTTTATCCCTAAAGAACTTGAGACTAAAGATAATATTCTGTTTCCTGCAAACATTACAGAAGAATCATTTGATACAGACTACGATGCTAGAGCTTATCGCTTTGGTGGAGCTAATGCTACAAGCACTGAACCTAATTGGAACTTTAATTCAAACCGAAGAACTGTTTCTCGTGTATATGAAAACGACGGTTCTTACTTTCTTATATATGGAAGTGCTATAACACGACTAGGAGCAGGTGGTACTGCTGCTAAAGGAGATTGGGAATATTATGATAGTAGTGATGTTTATCAAGGTGCTCATGATGATTATGATCAAAGTGGATACGGAACAGCTTTTGGTATTCCAGAGGAAGCAGATGCAATAAACCATTTTAATGATCTTGATAATGATGGAATTCATCTTAACAGATACATGTATCAAGGTGCAGGAATTATTCCCGGTGGTGAAGGAGTAAACGTCTCTTATAAGTTTAAGA